AAAGGACAGACACAAAATATTATATTGACTTTAACCGAAAAGCAGTTATTGACAAACCCAAATTACTTATTTGTCTTCACAAATAGAAGCGCAAATACAGAAGTAAAGTTTGTTAAATTAAATGCAACGGATTTAAGTTTGTACAAAGATAGGTACAATGAATTTTCCATTGTAACCAACACAAATTTTGGTTCTTCTTTAAATGGACAATATGTTTATCAGGTTTACGAACAAGCAAGTACGTCAAATACCAACCCAACCGGTTTGAATTTATTGGAAACGGGGATAATGGAATTGGTCGGAACGCCGTTTGAATTTACTGAATATTCAACAACAGACACATACACAATTAGACAATAATGGATTTACGCGTATTATCATTTGCAGAAGCACGTCAGCCTGAATTTAAGGAAAAAAAGGGTGAAGGATATGTTCAGTATGGCGACCGCAACGATTACCCAATTTATTTGGTTGAACTTTTTAATAAGTCAGCCAAACACAATGCCATTGTAAAAAGCAAGGTGCATTATATAACCGGTAACGGTTGGAAGGGCAACGACCAAGCTGAAACATTTATTCAGAAGGTTAACAGAATGGAATCTTTGGACGATTTAACCCGCAAGGTTTCATTGGACACAGAATTGTTTGGTGGCTATTATTTGGAAATTATTTGGTCAGAAATGAAGCAATTAGCTGAAATATGGCATTTAGATTATACAAAAGTGCGTACAAATAAAGACAATACGCAGTTTTGGTACAAAGAAGATTGGACAGACAGAAACGAAAAGTCATTAATTTATACGGCATTTAACCCAAACAATCCAACAGGTAAGCAAATTCTTTATGTTAAGGAATACCGCCCAAATATGGGTATTTACAGTTTACCGGGTTACTTTGGCGCTTTAAATTACATTGAATCAGACATTGAAATTTCCAAACACGTTTTAGGAAACGCACAAACAGGATTCAGCGCAAGTAAATTAATTACTTTGCCAAATGGCGAACCTTCAGACGAAGAAAAGCGTAATATTGAAAAGCGTTTCACAAATAGGTTTAGCGGTTCAGACGGTAAGAAGTTTATTTTGGCTTTTGTTAATGATAGCGCAAGAAAACCAATTGTTGACGATTTAGGCGCGTCAGATATTACCAAAGAAGACTTTGGACGCGTTGACACATTAATACAAACAAATATATTTAGCGGTCACCAAATTACAACGCCTTCAATATTCGGTATTGCTGAAGCGGGTAAATTAGGCGCACGTTCTGAAATGCGCGACGGTTACGAAATATTTAAAAATACTTACGTTAATAGTAAGCAAATGCACCTTGAAGGGGTGTTTAATATGCTTGCGAAATATCGTGGCGTTGTTGAACCTGAATTAAGCATTATTCCAACCGAACCAATTGGCTTTGAATTTACTGAAAACTTATTAAAGGAAATTGCACCGAAGGAATGGCTATTGGAAAAAGCGGGTATTGATATTACCAAATATCAGACGGTTGCACCTGTGGCACAACAAGCACAATTTGCAGACGATTTCAGCGCCTTTTACGACTTCGGTGAAACAAAGGACGGATTCAATGTTTGGAAGCAAAAAACACGCTTTAACGACGATTCTGAATACCAAATGTTTGCAGACGTAAGCCAATTACAGGCAAACGTACTTGATTTGATTGCAAAAGACAAAAGGGTAACGCCTGAAGTATTGGCAAAAACGCTTGACCAAAACCCCGATACAATTTCATTGGTTATTAAGGATTTAATTGACAAAGGATATATTACTTCAAATGAATATACAATTGGCGAAGGTATTGACGGAAATACAATTATTGAACATACTTTAACAGAACCAATTGGCGATATTTTAACAAAGATTCAGCCACAAACAAAGGAATTGTTAATTCGTTATTCTTACGAATGGAAAACAGGTTTTTCAAATAAGGATAAAAAAACAAGCCGCCCGTTTTGTGTTGCTTTATTAGATGCAAATAAAATGTATTCACGTTCTGAAATTGAATCAATAAGCGCACGTTTAGGATATTCAGTTTGGGATAGGAAGGGCGGTTGGTACACAGTACCGGGAACTAACGAACACGAAGCAAGTTGTCGCCACCAATGGGTTTCAAACATAGTAACAAGAAAATAGAATGAGCAAAAACACATTATTTATATCAGTACAGACAATTAAGGACAGAACCGGTTTACACGCTAACGTGGACGAAAAATTGGTTTTGCCTGAAATTAAGACCGCGCAGGATATGTATATTTTACCCGCTTTGGGTTCAGCATTGTACAATGAATTGCAAACTGCGGTTGTTGCAAATACATTTACGCAATTACAAACAACATTATTGGA